CACCTAATTATCGTAAATTAACTGGTCTAATAGATAGAGGATTGCCTATTAATGCACTAGAACTCAATTTAGAAGGAGATATTGCAGATGAAGAAGAAGATGTTAAATTAACAAATGTTGGTAGTTTAGTTCCAAAATTTAATTATAAAGAAAGACCGTTTAGTAGACCTTATGTCTAAGAAAGGAACCAACGGTTCCTTTCAAACCTCCCTCGAAAGGAACAATATTTTCTATACTTAAAAATATTTTGGATTAGTTTTTATTTTTTAGTTTTTATTTTTTAGTTTTTAGTTTTTATAAATTATCAATTATATTTATTATATCTACAAATATTAGAATATAATTCAAAAATGGAAATTAAACAACAACAAAAACCCACAAAAAAACAAAAATATTATAAAGTTAGTCCTCAAATTTTAAATGTAAATACAATATTAAAATTAAACTCAACTGGTATTGGTGGTGTAAATAATTTAGAAATAAATAATGCTAATGCTGATGTTAGAAATGTAAATAGTATATTTAATAGAATTAGTAATAATGCAAATCAATATAATTTAAATTATGATATGAATGGTATTGGTATGAATGGTATTGGTATGAATGGTATTGGTATGAATGGTATAGTTTCTAATGCTATGAATTCTAATAAATATAATATTGTTAAATATCTTGGTGAAGGTATACAGGGTAGTTTATATCTAGCAAATGATGCAAATAAAAAACGCTATATATGCAAAAAAATAATGATGCAAAATGATACAAATGATTCAAATATCGTAAATAGACAAAATAATGAAAATCAAAGAAAACAAATTGAATTTGAATTAAATATACTAAAATATCTATCAATGAATAATACTACAAGACCTTATATAAATCCATGTCTAGAACATAAAATTGTTGATAATAATATATTTACAATATTTCCCGTATTTGATGGTTATAGTTTAAATCATTTAACTAAATATTTAAAAAAAATAAATCCAATAGAATATTACAGGATTGTATTTCATTTAATTAAATCAATATTACATGGTTTGGCTAAAATACATCAAACACATATAGCACATCAAAACATAAATGATAATTCCATATTAGTATCCACTTATACATCACCAGGTGAAATAAATATTAAATTTACTGATTTTGGACTGGGATGCAGTAATGATATTAATCGTAGAAATAATATGAATCCAGTAAATTATCAAAATACTGCAAATGATATATTTTTTAAATTTCATTCATGCAAAGAAAACAATCTTGTTCCAGTAAGTATTGATGATAATGTCATGGATAAATTATCGCAATCAGATTTCTTATCAATATCACAAAAATATGATTTATTATGTTTAGGTATTATGTTTATTAAATTATTACTTTTGGGAGAAAAAATATACTTTGATACAAGCAAAGGATTTAATAGTGAATTTGAACAACAAAATGTAAAACGTATAAGAGATAAATATTTGCAAAGATTTACACAAGGTGAAAAACAAAGCGACATGTTTTATAAACAAAAATTTACAAATATTAATATTAGTAATAAAGTTAAAAGAGATATATTGGAATATTTGAATATATTTTTAGAATATGTATTATGTAAAACATCAAAGAGAGAATCATGTCAATATGTTCTAGATAAATTAATAATATACGAAAAATATAGAGATGATATTTTTTAGAGATGATACCGTGTAAGTATATGTTTATAATTATTTAGTAATTTTATTATAAAATAACTAAAATTGAATATAAAGTACATAACTTATAATGTATTTCATTTTAAATCAAAACTTGATTTTAAAAAATGGCACAACAAACAAATGTTCCTCCTATGTTTACAAAGGAAGAGCTGGAAATTCTCAACAAACTGTACCCTCTCCCTATTTATACTACAAGTGATAAGGTAGAGATAGACCCAAAAACTGGAAGAATTCCTTCTAGCGAGGGACTTACGGATGGTTATGGTGGAAGACTAGTCACCGCTCCTAAAGTTAAATCTACAACAGGAGTTAAAACTATATCCTTGGTAGGATCAGTTCCTAAACTACCAATTTCAATTGGAAAACGCAAAGGTGTAAAAAAACTAAAATCTAGATGTGAAAACTGGAATCGTCAAAATCAAAGGACAGAAGCTATCAAAGAAGCATGTCGTGAAAAGCGAGCGGCTATGAAAATGAATGATTCAGTTTAAACCATAGCTTTTATCTCAACCATTAGCTTTAGCTTTAGCTTTAACTATTAGACATTTATCTATTAGCCTATATATTAGGCTTATTATTATTATTAGTGAAACAATAAATTCACAATTTTTTTATAAAATTGTAGCATTACCATTATATAAATATTCTAGAACACGTTTACCTATAACATCACCAATTCGCCTTTTTGTTTTACCATTATCAGTAAGGATTAATTGCGATATTAGTGCAATGCGTTTTTCATCATCATCACATTTATCATAAGATTGAAATAATGCTCTTAATGTAGGGTAAAATTCTGTAATTTTTGTAGCAATATTAGTACTTACACCAGGTATGTTTGTTAATGATATTTGATTCCAGATACATGGATTCAAGTTTTCTTTTTTACATTTTTTAATTGAATTCAAATATGAATTATTTACTATTTCGCTTTGGGTTTCGGGTTCAATTGGGTTTTCGGTTTGTGATGGGTTTTCGGTTTGTGATGGGTTTTCGGTTTGTGATGGGTTTTCAGCTTGGGATGAGTTTTCGGTTTGTGATGGGTTTTCGGTTTGTGATGGGTTTTCGGTTTGTGATGATAATACAGGAGGTAATGGTATTGTAGATGGTAATGGTAATGGTAATGGTATTGTAATAGGTTTAAAAAAATCATTAATATCTTTTGCCATGCGTTCATGTATTCTAATTATAAAATCCAGTGTTTCATTTAGCGATGATGACCTAATAAGAGGTATTTCATCTCTAAATAATGAACTAATAATACTACCATGTAATACTTTTTTTTCATTTGGATATCTAATGTTTTCCAATCCACCTTCTATCAAATAACATATAATAGTATTATTTTGATTATTTGCCTTTTCTGCCAACAATCTAATCTTTTGTTCCTTATAACGACCATCTTTAATACTTGATAACATATCTGCAACACATTTGCGTTCTATTATAATAGTCTTTGATGGATATTTATCACATGATACTACAATATCACCCAATTGCAAATTCTTTAATTCGTATGGAATCGTAAATGATGGTGTTGATTTAATAAGTTCAATTAGCTTTCCTTCGCGATTATCAATTATTAACATTTTATTGGTTTGTAATTTAGTATCTAGATACATATACTAATAAATTGTTTATATAGAAAATATATTTTAATATATTTTTGTAAATTGTCTAAGGTGTAAAAACATAAAAAAATTAAAATTTAAAATTTAAAATTAATATTTTTAATTAAATAAAGGTGGTTCATTTCAAAGGAGGTTCGAAAGGAACCTTGGTTCATTTCATTCACAAATGACATCTTCATAATCATCATATTCGCCTTCATTTGTTTTATTAATATCATTAAGTGAAAATTTAATATCAGTTGCTTGGCAATATTCATTAGATTTGAAATATTCTTTAATATCTACTTCTTCTTCCTCTATGACATCTAATTGCGTATTAAGCAAATCTTCATCTAAAAGAACAGTGCTATCACCAGTTCCACATGTTGGTATTTGTCCAACCATAATATTACTAGATACACCCTTAATATTATCAAAGGCACCAAATAGACTGGCTTCTAGCAATTGGTCTGTTGTTTCTTCAAAACTAGCCTTAGCTAATGGACCAATGTTTTCTTTCTTAATACCGTGTCTGCTTACTGACATAATATCACCATTTTGACACATTTTATCACATAGTAAATCTAAGTGTCTAGGACTTAAATTAATATCACTTGCCATTAAAACCTGGTTTAATTGATATTGAATTTGAAATCGAGCTGCCTCAATACCGAAAACAGCATACATTTCATTAGGGTCTATACTATATGTACGTGTAGCATCTACACCTTTTCTTATGATAATATCAAATAGATTTGAACCTTCAGTGCTCATTGTAAATTCGTTTTTACCAATAAACGAACCATTTTCTTTTACTATTACTTGTGATTGTTTTGATTCATCCGCAGTTAGAAATACACGAGGTATCCCATATATTCCTTTTATAACTACATCATTAATTTCACTAATTTTTTCTTCAAGAAATAATATATCATCATTTGCATTATTTGCATTAGATTGAAACGGTAATCGCATACGAAACACCAGTTTTGCTGCATTATCATCCATAAACATCAACGATGCATTTGGATAGTTGGATTTTAATATAAGACTAATATCCTCCATTGTCACCTTTTTATCAATAATCTTGCGTCGGTCAAATTCTAATCTAATTAACCATGGATTATTAGGTATTTGACTAGCCTGTGGTTGCATTTCACTAAATATTTTATAAATTTCTAAAAATTCACGGTCTTCAACTAATACACTATTATAATCATTATTTGGCTCCAAATAAATTGCTGTTGACTCTAATACATCACGTATTGTCGTTAATTCTATATTATTTGCAACTTTCTCTGCTAAATCATTATTAAAACGATGTTCCTCATCCAAGTAAACTTCACATGAACTATTCTTGGGATTTTTCGTATTATTTAATAACTCTGTCAAACGTGGCACTCCTTGTGTCACAGTCGATTTCTCAGCAACCCCAGAGAGGTGAAAAGTGTCGTTCAAATTTTGCAATTCTCCACTCATAAAATTTCGCGTTGTTTCAACAGTTAAGTCATATACCCATTTTTTGTTTATTTCTCGGTATTTCTTCTCAGTTGGGAGAACTTCTTTAATAATTTTAACTTTTCGTAGAATTACTTTATTAAAATGTTCATAAAATATATTTTTTTTATTTGAGTCTTTATTATTATATTCTAATAACCTTTGTTCTTTATGTTTTATTGTAAATTTAAAGTGTTGTGTATATTTGTTATTATATTCTTTTGGAATATTAATATTATAAATATATTCCTTTGCATTAGGATATTTTTCTCTATTTTGTTTTGTTTTATGAATAGTCCAAGAGATTTTAAATCTATTTAAAATTAATCCAATCATTCCAATCATTTTTTTACCAACAGATGCAGCTGAAACTGAACCATCAATACCAACTGTTCCATCACCACTGAAATAACCAGAAATTAGTCCTTTGAGAAATTCTTTTGGTGTCTGTAAAATCCATGTAGGTATTTGTTTATCATTGCTAGTCTTGCCAAATACTTTTCCTAATAAATCAGCAAATAATGTAGATTGAAAAATATGGTCATTTGATTCCCAAGCTTGTTTTCCAGTTTCAATATTTGCTTTTTTCTTAGTAGATTTTACAAAGCGATAACCAATATTCCAAGATGCCATTAAAACTTTAATAGGTTCAATGAAATCTTTATCTTCTTTACTTATTATTATACGTAAATCATTGCACATACCATCAGCTAAATAAGCTCCAACAAAATAGCCAAATGCATTATCTAATGGAATATTTGCAGGTATATTTGAGGTGCATGACCTCATACTTAATGGATATACACATCCCAATTGGAGTTTACTATATATACCGTGTAATTCATGTTCTTTAATATCTCCATTTTTATCTTTACCTCTAATAACAAGACCTTCATTAGGACAAATCGAAACTCTAAAGGAATCACTTCTTTTATAAGGAACAGTAAATACCGAACCTTGATTAGCTTTAAACCAATGGCGATTACCTTTTGCATTTTCAGTATTCATTACATCAAGGGCTTTATCTATCTCATCTCGATAAATATATTCATATGGTGATAAATATTTCTTAACATCCAAATGTGTAATCTTTTTAAAGTATGGAGTTGCAGATGGTGCATCAGTTATTGCATCAGTTATTGCATCAGTTAGTTCATCATTATCTAAATCCAATTCCAATCCTTCACAAACTGGAATCAAATCATCAATTTTTAGTTCACTACCTTTTTTAGTAATGATTTTATTAGTTGCATCATCATAAACTAAGAATGATTCACCTTTGGTAGCTTTTACACTACGTCCACATTCGAGTTCTACCTCTAAAATGGTTTCAGTAAGATCTTCATTAACTACCGGATGACGTGTAATGGCTTCTAATTTAGTCCACATTACTTTTCCATCTTCATCACATGAATATGCTCTCCAATCATTACCATCATCTAATGGAATATATATTTGGTCATCCTCCGGTTTGGTAGGACACTTAATATATTGTATTTTTTTTGCACGTTCGGGGTCAGCCAAACATGCTTCATAATAATCATCTATAAATTCACCTATCTTTGGAATTAACAGTTCACCATTTTTAGCAATAATGATTTCAGTTTCCCAATCTACACTATGCAAAGTCATCTGTGTCGTCCTCTCTCCCAAACTTTGTGCGGCAAGAGGACCAACCATATCACCTCCTTCCGCAAGTGAATAATTATAACGTGTTTTAATTGCATTAATAACATGTAAAAACGCCATACGATTAAATTTCTTATCTCGTAGTAAAACTTTTGGTGAAAGATTATCCCATATGAGGATTTCACATGCTAAACTTCGATTACCTTGAATTCTACAATACTTGATTAGTTCATTAATTTCCCTAATCATTTCAATAGGATGAATATCACTCTTATTTGCATCATCTAATTTAAATTGTTTAGTTGTATTAAGAATTAGCCTAGCAAAATTAACAGGATAGTAAATCTTAATATTATCAACCTTATTAAATTTTGTATAAATAGTATGAAATTCTTTTATAATAATATCAAGATTTATGTTATATTCTGTTAAAATCTTTTTCCATCCATCTATTTTCTTCATCTTATCGATTTCCGTTTTTTGGACATACTCAAATTTATCAGTAATATCAAAATAATAATTCTTATTTAAAGTATCTAGTTTAATTGTTAAAAAGTTTGTTTTCTGTTTCTCTAATTCTGTTGAATTGAAACCATCATAACCATAACAAAATTGGACAATATCATTATTACTTGCACGGACTGTAAAATCATGTGCAACTTTTAAATCTTCCATCGATTTAACCAGACGTCTTTGAAGATATCCTGAACTAGCAGTTTTTACTGCAGTATCAATAACACCCTCTCTACCAGACATCGCATGGAAAAAGAATTCCTGCGGGTTTAGACCATTAACGAAATTACTGCTAATAAATCCACGGCTTTCAGCACCATTTTCATAGCGCGGGTAATGTGGTAAAGTTCGGTCAGTAAATCCCATAGGGACACGTTTACCGTCAATTGATTGTTGTCCCAATAGACATAACATTTGCTGGATATTTATTTTGTTGCCTTTGGAACCGCTAGTCACAATATAACTTATACGATTTTCTAAAGTTAACTTTTCCAAAATACTAGAATTTATTTCCTCAACTATTTTACCGCAAATTGCGGCAACTTTTGCATCATAAATAATATCAAGTCGTTCCGTTACATCTGCTAAAATATTTAAATGTACTTTTTTTGTTAATTCTACAATCTGTTTTTTACCATTAATAATAATATCCTCATTGCGTTTTCTAATTTCTTTGTTAATTAATAAATCACTAACTCCAACACTAAAACCACTACGAATTAAATATCTTGTAATAATTCTTTGCAAATCGTTAAGATATCTTGTTGCCTCACGGTGTCCATAATCATTAAAAATGTAATGCAAAATATCAGCAGATGAATTTTTCTCAATTTGACCTTGTTTTAAAATTCCATTTTCAATAATAATATCTTTTAAATTTGCATTATCTTTTGAAATATTTTTGTAATATGTAATTGGTGGGAGAATAACAGAATAAATCTGTTTTCCTGTCCATTTCATTACTTTACCACTTTTTCCTCCATTAGTTATTTTTGGCTCAGGTATTATTCCATTGAATTTTTCAATTCCTACTAATATATTCATAACCTCTTGTTGTGAAAAGAATACGTTATCATCGGTAAGTTTAAATAATCCTACTAAGTTGTCCTGTGCTGGTCCTATAATAGGATTGTTTGTACTAGGACTTATTATGTGTTTTGACACTGATGCCAAATATTTTAATTCCACGGCTGTTTGTAAGCTTTGTGGAATGTGAAGATTCATCTCATCTCCCGATGAAAATCATCGAATCTCCGCTCAAAACAGTTTTTTTGATTTTTTTATATTTTCATAGTTGAAAATATTTTAATTTTTTAAACTGTTTTGAGTAAACCTCCATACTTTCATATGGAGCCAGACTGTATCTTAAGCAAGTTCAGGTTGATTAAACCATCACTACTCACCAACACCCGTTCAGTCGTTGAAGGGCTACCATATCCTATCATAGCGGATTTAGGTAGTCTCACTGCGGATTGCCCAATTCTTAACATTATTACCTTTGGGTTCGGTTATTAGCCGAGTTCCTCTTTAAAGTTTCCAATAAAGAGTGGTAGTTAAGACTCTAAGGGGTTTCCCGCTGCAAGGTGTTTCGCAATATTTTATCATATTATTAAATTCATATTAAATTCATATTAACTTCATAAGACGATAAATATTACTAGGAGGTTTCAGCCTTTTAAGCCCTCCTGTTTTCGACAGAGAAAAGCATTACATAAATGTAATACTCAACAAGTTGTTTTGTTTAAGAACAACCAGTTTATCGAAATCAGCATTATATGGTTTGCAAACATCTACATTTAATCTAAATGTATTGCCTTCCATAACACGCACTTTGTGTGCCATCATACTCATTTTATGGAGCGATGGCTGGCGATTAAATAACACTATGTCTCCATTGACTAAGTGCCTATTTACTGTATCACCAAAATTTAGAACTATTTTTGAAGTGTCTCTATCATCTAATAGAGCATGTTGTCTACCAGTATTAACATATTTAATTGTTCTGGCACCTGGATATACTTTGTTTCCATTGCGAACTAATTGAGATAATCTATTAATATTATACTTATTAACCACTTCTGGAAAACTCAAATTCATACAGATTTTCTTAGGAACACCTAGTTCCTCAATTGATAAATTTGCATCAGGTGAAATCACACTACGAGCACTAAAATCAACACGTTTACCCATAAGATTATTACGTATGCGTCCTTCTTTGCCAGTTAAACGCTGACGTAATGTTTTCATTGGACGTCCACCACGCGTTAAAGCCTGTGGAATATGTTTAATTTCATTATTAAATAATGTAATTACATCATGTTGAACTCTATCAACATAACCCTTAATATGTTCAGGTATTACATTAACATTTTTTTCAAGTTGTTTTCGTAATTCTTGACAACTCCTAATTATTTCATAATATTTATTTGTTAAATCATCCTCACTACGTTGACTATTATACTGTCTTACACTTGGTCTCACACTAGGCGGAACAACTGGCAATACAGTAATAATTAACCAACTTGGCATACACCATTTGGAACTAAAACCCATTACGAGTGCATCATCTTCTGTAATACGCTTAAATATTGCAAGGATAATCTCTGCATTCAATTCTTGTGAAATATTAACAGGTGTATCACCAGTTTCATACTTCCAATCAGCAGTTATTATATAATCAATTCTTAATTGATTACCATTATATTTACTAGGCTGAATTGCTCCACAACCACCATTATCATAACGGTCATCATCATTTTTACCAGTTTTATTTTCTATACCACATACTTTATGTTTTATTGCTAATTTAAATATTTTGTCAAAACGGTCTTTATAATTACCTTTGGTCGATGCCATAATATTTTTAATATGAACATTATTTTTATTAATTAATAATTTACTACATTTTATACATATACATCTTAATATTTTAACTATATAATCTTCAAACTGTAAGTTAAACACGGGTTTTGGAAGTTCTATATGTCCAAAATGACCAGGACATTTTATATATGTTTGTTCACACGATTTACATTTTAAATTTGGTTCAATATAACCCATACGCGGGTCAAATAATCCATTTATACGGGGTTCACCATTACTATCATATAATGTATCAACATTAATATTAGCTACAGATTTTTCTAATATATCTTCGGGACTTAATATCCCAAATTGTATACCGTTTATAAAACCTATTTCATAATTCGCATCTGTATTTCGTGATACCATTTTTTAATATACAATATATAATATACAATATATAATATACAATATATAATATACAATATAAGATATACAATATAAGATATACAATATAAGATATACAATATAAGATATACAATATAAGTTATAATCACGAAATAATCACGAATTAATTACTTATATAATATATTTTTATATTAAACAAATTACTATTATTTAAATCAATTTTTTAATTATTGATTTTATTATATTATTTTAATATTGAATAAATATGAAAAATATTTACTAAACTTATAGTAAGAATTTATAGAAAGACTTATAGTTAGACTTATAGAAAGACTTATAGTTAGAAAAATTTGGAAAAAATAGTATAAAATTAACAGAACATATTAAAACATATCAAAACGATTATGACAGACAAAAACAAAACTACTCTTTCTATTATTGAAAAACGTTTAAGAAAATTGGAAAGTAAAATAATAGATATAAGTGATAATTATGATGAAATTGATAATAATGTTGAAGACTTATATGATACTATAAATAATATGAAAACACCACAAGATACTGCATCACATCACACATCACATCACACATCACATCATGCATCAAATACCAAAACAACAAAACAAATTGATAAACACATTGATAAGAACATTGATAAATATATTAGTGAAATTGAACAATATAATATTTCTAATTCGCAAGCAATTTCTAATTTTGCAAAACAGCAAGCATTAATATTCTATAATAAACTAATCAAATCCAATCCCGATTTACTAAATGGAAATGATAAAATGCAAATAATTCTTACCCATATTAAATATTTTCTTGAACAGAATAATTATAAAAGAGATAGTATTCTAGATACATTAGATAAAGTAGATAATATTATAGTTAATAAAGAACCTAAAATGTTTAGGATATTAAATTCATCATTAGATATATATCAAAAAAAAATTGCTCTTAATAAATTACAACTATTAGACAATATGAAACAAGATGACAATACATCAACATCTAATGAATATTTTAAACTAAATCAATGGCTAGACACATTATTATCAATACCATTCAACATATATCAAACACCATATTATCTTGAAATAAATACTAATAGCGACCGCGACCCATGTGAGTACTTATTAGAATCAAGAGCGCATCTAGATACAGTTATATATGGGCAACAAGAAACTAAACAACATATAATTGAAATATTGGCAAGAATGATAAGAAATCCACAAACACTTGGTAGTGTATTTGCAATTCATGGTGAGGCTGGTACAGGTAAAACTACACTAATAAAAGATGGACTATCTAAAATTTTTGGTCTACCATTTATATTCATTTCTCTTGGAGGTGCACAAGATAGTAGTTATCTAAATGGTCATGGCTATTGTTATGAGGGCAGTAGTTGTGGAAAGATAATACAATCTCTCAAACAGGCTCAATGTATGAATCCAATTTTCTATTTTGATGAATTAGATAAAGTAAGCCAAACTGATAAAGGACAAGAAATCATTAATCTTTTAGTTCATCTTACAGATTACACACAAAATAGCCATTTTATTGATAATTATATGGATGGAATTGCCATTGATCTATCAAGAGCTACATTTGTATTTTCATTTAATAATAAAAATCTCATTTCACCAATATTACTAGATAGAATGGAAATGATTAAATTTAAATCATATTCTATACAGGAAAAAATGCATATTGCTAGACATTTTCTATTACCTAGCGTGATACGTAATGTTTTTGGTAAAGGTATTAATGGTAATGATGGTAGTGATGGTAGTGATGGTAATGATGGTAATGATGGTAATGATGGTAGTGATGGTAGTGATGGTAGTAGTATTGATAGATATAGTACTAATTTTACAATTACTGATAATAGTTTGAAAAAAATAATAATGAGTAATAATAAAATTAATGATAAACTTAATTATAAAATCAATTATGTATCTAGATACAAAAATAAAACTAATAAAACTAATAAATACAGTAAATATAATAATATAATAAAACCTAATAATATGAAAAACAAAAACTACATGAAATATATGAAAAACATGAAACATATGAAATACATGAAATACATGAAACAAGCAAATGAAACAAAAGGAGGTGTTAGGTATATAAAAAAAAGATTAGAACGTATTATATCATATATAAATGTTGATATAATGATAAATAGAAATAATAATAGTAAAGAAAAACATGAAA